GATCCTGATGAAGTTGCGTTTCAGTAATCTTGCCTTCCAAGATTTTCAAAATATCAGATGCATCCGCTGAAGTGGTTGCATTGGTCCAGCTTGACCAAGGGCCAATATTTCCAATTCGATCAATCAAACGCGCACGATAATATTGTTTTAGATTAGGCTGCAATCCTTGCAATGTATGTGTGCTTGTTGGGTATGCGAATAAGCCCAATTGAGCAATATTACTTACACCATCAGGTGAAACTTGAATCTCTGTATAAGCCGTATCCAGTGCACCAACCGCAGGAAACAACCAGGTTAATTTCATGCCAAATAAAATACCTTCAGCATGAATATTGGCGAGTTTTGGTGGTTTTCCTTGCTTGCCTTTTAGCACTGTCAAAACTGAATAAGTTGGCAAGGATGAAATATCAAAAGCACTGATCGCAAATACGCGCGCTTCATATTGCCCTGCGTAAATGCCTGCGACCTCTGCTGAGTTATTTCCAGTTAATGGTAGCTTTAACCAGGTGCCGTTATCTTTGCGCCATTCAACTTGATACTTGGTTGCATCTTTGGCTTGTGGCCAACTGATCACCATGGTTTCAACCGATATTCCTTGCTGAACCATTTGCTCACTGGAAATGATGACTGACTCAACAGGTTCTTGGGTTGTAGGATTAATGATTGAGATTGGTCGATCATCAATGAATGCACCATGATCAATGGCATCAAACTTAGATGCATTGTGTTGAAGTGCGGTAATGGTAAATTGGTGTGGCTCATCTTGTGAGATCGAAACTACACGAAATTTCATCGTTGCTAAATCTTGTGCATCAATCACCCATGCATTTTGTGGAGCAACACTATCAAATGCTGAAACCACAGTAACAACTCGACCAGCAATACTTGATACAACTCGTGCTTGTGCCTTTCCATTCTCGCCATTCACAACTAGACGGTCACCAGCTCGGCACACCACACCATCACGATCTAAGGTGATTTGTTTTAAATCAGAACTGACTGAAGAAATACGCCCACCGTTTGCACGACCAGCTAACAACTCATCAGCAAGTTCAATCACTTTACCAGGTAATGGAATATAGCCATCTAACCCAACTTTAAATGTGACAGTTCGAGTTTCGAGTTGTTCTGTTTTTAAAGCCCATTGGCCAGTACGTTGTGCTTGACCTTCTGATGTACAACCCCATGCCTCAAGTTCTAATAAACGTACCGCTTTAGCCTCTGCAATTGATTTTTCATCACGCACAAAAACATATTCAGTCTTATAGCGATTTTGCGGATTATCCCAAGCAACTTTGACTACATTATGCCGATCCCGTGCACGCGTACCGGTGTAATTAATACCAAGAACGCCATCAATAATATTGGCAGATGTATATGTAAAAATAGTATCTTGTGGCAAATCAGCTTCACATACGATTGAATTACCATCCCAATAACTGATTGCACGAAATAAACCTGCAAGTTTGCTTAAAATATCAAAAGCAGATTCGGCACTTTGAATATATACATTACAAGTGAAACGAGGCTCTTGCTCACCCTTGCCATCCGGCACCAACTGATCACAATATTGAGCCAAACGATACAATGACCATTTATCAATCATTGGCTCTGTTAAGCGGTTACCAAGTGCATATCGCTTATTGGTACATAAATCATAGTAAATCCAAGCTGGATTATTGCTATAAGCACGCGTAAATAGACCATCCCATATCCCGATGTAAGTTCGGCTTACTGGATCATAATTGCTTGGTACTTTGATCTTTACACCCTTAAGATCAACAGCAATTTTGGCAATATTTGAAAATGTTTCTGCATCATATTGCACGCCAATCAATGCAGTATTTGGGTATGCAAGCTTAAGATCCACAACTTCAGTAATGGCTTGAATATACATCTTATCGCTGACATATTCTGAGCTTGAATTTGGTGTTTTACGTATGACGCGAATCAACCAATTATTATTGGCTTTTAGTAAGCCGATACGATGGGTACGTTCATAATTTGCTGAGGTTTTTCCTGACATTTGAGTATCAAGCATTAACTCCCATGATCCCCCATCAGTCTGCACTTCAATCGAGTAATCAATAACAATGCCTGAAACATCACCGTTGCTTGGATCTTGCTGTTTTAAAGCACCAAAGCGCACTCTTACAATCACGGCATCGAGATTAAGATTGGTAATCCCTTTAACCCAAGGCGTATCACTTTTAAGTTCAACACCAACAGCAGTTTCAGAAGCAATGCTTTCAAAACCTTCCATGTATGCCTGATCATTGGTACCTGAGCGAAAATCTAGAGTGACATCTTGAAAGTTTCTTGCACCACTATCGTTTTCAACTGGTGTGTCATCAAGGAAGATTGACTTAAAGCCATTTGCTAAACCCTCAACTTCTCCTTCACTCATACCATATTGTAAACGTGCATAGGTTTTTGAAGCGGTGGTATCATTTGCAACTTTGGGTTGTCTTTGGTTTTTGCTACCGCCTTTTGCGCCTTTTACTGTTTTAAGCATACTTTTTCCCACACAATAAAAAAGCGCTTAATGCGCTTATATTCTTAAATTATTTCTTTCCACCGTTGCTGCCACCGCCTGTGAAACCAGCATCTGCCGAACTAAAAGTGTCTACTGCAAATTGACCAGCATTTACAATGAATCCACCGACTTCGCGCTGACCATAAAGAATCGGAACTGGATTGCCTTGGGCGATTGTGGTGACTGCTCCACCAAATCCAAAGTTAGACTTATTTCCATCTTGGTTTTGATCTTGTGCATCAACTTTTGGGGTAAGCATTTGTGCAATACCACCAATGGACATTCCAATACCTGCACCAATCAATGCTGCACCATAAGGAGTTGTTGCTCCAAAAGTAAAATAACCAGCAACTATCAACACAACACCTAAAACTAAATTTAGAACCCCACTGTCACCGCCAGCCCCAAGTACTTTAGGCACAATCTTGATAACTTTGGCACCAGTTTCAAAATCAATCTGATCCTCAGAGATATTTTCATCATCTTGGAAAACAGCAAAGGTAAGTCCCTGTTCATGAGCGGTTAACATGAACTGTTCAAAGCCAGGTACTTGGACTGATAGCGCTTTTACAGCTTCTCGGGTGCTTTCAACAGCAAGCTTAAATTCCTTACCAAACTTCTTTCCCAGTACGCCATATAATTTGATCGTTTTAAGCATAAGTAGCTTTCCCTCAAGTAATAAAACTTAATTATTTAGCTAACAGTTTTATGTCTTTACCAACCTCTACTCGCTTCCAAAGAGTAGTCATCCAGTCTTTTCTACAATCCCACCATATGCTCCAATGATCGCCATAATTTGACTTCATAATATATTCCACTTTACAGTTGTGAATTCTGTAATGCGTTGCGCCTCGTGGTATAGATAATTCGCTGTAATTCCCTTGATCTAAAGAAAGTTGCTCATTTAAATCGTTCAGCAAATCGTTAAGCTCTTTTTGCTTTTTTTGAATCTTATCCTGTAACTCTTTAAAGTTCATAATTATCTACCTTCTTATGCCTCACAATTTTGACAACACGCTCTTGCCATTGTTGCCCAAAGATTTCACGCACTGACTTTCGACCATAAGGATGATGTAGGATTAAAGGACAACCAAAACAACTTGTGCTTTCTTCTGACTTTAATTGCCACTGATCACCCAACCAGATCACAGCATGGTTCGGGTGTTCAGTACGCCCAACATTACACACCAACATGTCACCATACTGAGGTTCACTGACCTCATAAAATCCAGCTGCGTCTAGGTTTTCTAGATAAAGCGATTTATGATCTTTATCACTCCACCAATTATCTAAACGCTCAAAATCCATCAACTGAATACCAAGTTCACGATTATAAAAATCACGAATAATTGAATAGCAGTCTTGGTACCCATGATGATAGTCACGCCCAATGAGTGGTGCTTTATAGCCAAAAGGTTCATAGACTTGAAAATCAACTTCAGGATATGCACAAATCACCCATGGCTTTTCATGAAGTTCAATTTGTAATAAATCTAAATCAGAAGCACGTGCTGTAGCATTTGGATGTGAATGTACATAGGCTTGAATCTCACCTTGATCTTCGGCATTCGCAAAGTCTTCATGATGAATTTGAAACTGACCTTTTTCAGCGACATTACGGCATGGAATATACACTCCAGAAACAATAACCCCGCAACATTCTGCGGGGAAACATTGTTCAGCATGAGATAAAATCGCAGCTTTAAGTTTTTTATTTAATTTCATTTTTTACACCATTGAAGATGCAGGGAATCCACCAAAATGAAGCTCATTCTCTCGGCAACGACAGCCTGATGTTCGATAGTTACATCGATCTAAAGCTGGATTGTCTGTCGATTCATCTTTTTCAGTAAACATTGCAGATCCAATATATCCACACTCTTCACTTCGATATTCCCAATTGCAGTAGTTTGAGATTTGCCGTGTAGGAATTTTTAGTCCTTCAAAATCCACTGGATTAGAAAGTTCAAAAGTTACTTGCTGAGCATTTTCAGAAGTTTTTTGTTCAATAAACCAAATCTGCTCGCGCTTCTCACTTGGATTGGCACTGGTATTTCCTGTACTAAAATTTTCAGCATCAAGATACTTGGCTAATGTAGTAATGACTTTGATTTTTACGCCAACAAAATCACCAAACTGTAAGCAGTATGCAGATATAGCACCTTGGATACCTTTGATGTTATTTGCCATGCTGAGAGTCGGGGCCGAGGCTTTACCATCACTTCGCATTTCTAAACCACTGACTTCCAATGCCATTGGTTCAAATGTTTGCCCACCAAAGATGATGTTTCGTTGCCAGACCTTTTTATCACCAACATCATATAGTTTACCGATTGAGCCAGTATCTGAGCCAATCAAGCCATTTGAACCGATTGAGCTATAAATCTTTTCCCAGTCTTCATATGAAATATGTCCGTGGAAACGCAAAATGCCAGCACCTAAAGCACTGGCGTCTAATTCAAATAATGTGATTAACCCATCTACATAGAGCTTTTGAAAATCACTGTTCAGAGTCATCTTTCAATGCCTCCGCTACAGCTTGTGCCAAATTAGTTGGTTGAAATTCAATTGGTGTATTTGAGATTTCAATTTCAGGTTTAGGTAGTTCTTTTAAACGAATGTCAATCCAACGACCATTCGGAATATCACGAGGTTTATCAGGATTTGGAAGAATATCACCAGTTTCTTCATCAAACTTTTTGACAAATGTTTTAACTTCAATGGTGTTATCTTCAAGTTGTTGATACTGCACGGCTACCAATACATTACCGTTGGCATCTTTTGGCATTTCGATATACCAACCATCATCAGAAAAGCCTTCTGTATTTTTTAAAAGGTAATGGCCAACATCCACTTTTTCAAATATAGGTTCTTGCTCTAACGCTTCATCATTGGGTTGTATTTTTTCTGCAAACAATTGAACAACTGGTGAAGCTGATTTGATGAATCCGTTGCTATCTACTGTCGTATTAGCTGTTGTTCTTAAACTAATCCAAGCACCTGCTGAAGCTATATTTAATCCACTTCGAAAATTAATTCCATTACTGTCAGTAAATCCTAGTTGAGCATATCTTGTTGAATTTCCTCTCCATGTCTGAAAAATTCCATTTGCCCAACCATTTGTTTCTGCTGTAGTTGTGAACCAACAGGCATTTAAATGAAATTTTGTATCATTTAGATTATTCCCTCCATATAACCCTTGCCCACCACCTAATCCAAACGCCCCGACCTCCATTAAGTTACCAGCTGCAGTTCCAACTAATCGACTCGCAGCGTGCGTGTTATTGGTGAAGTTTTCATTTACTTTTGTACCAGTAGAGCGAAAAGTGTCACCACCTGCACCACTTGGTGCTGTTCCTAAATTAATAGTTTGAATAGCCATATTTTTCTCACTAAAAAGCCCCAGCGAGTGGGGCGTGAAGTTGATTAGATTTAAGGGTAAAAAACTTGGGTAAAAGTGGTGGAGATAGTCCAGATCATTCCACCTACTTGAATAGGTGAATAGCTTGTGTCTGTTTTAACTCTCACCTCGCCATCCAAAGGAGAATTCCATAGAAATGAATCAGAGCCTTTATGTCGATCAAAAAAAGCTTTGATTTGAAGAATATCTTCCTTACTGGATGTAAATTTATAAGGCCACTCACCTTTTCTGTTGTTGATGCCTACAGAGATATTCTGTTCGTAGCCATCTCCAAATTTTGAAGTCAAAATATTGAAGTTTTGTTTGCCTGAGTTTCCATCCAGATCACACGGAAATTTAAATTTTTCATTGCTCATAAATTGCGTCCAATAAAAAACCCACTTAGGTGGGTTTTTTAATTTCTAGGTTCTTAAAGTTTCTTGTAAGCAGCTATCATTTCATCAAAGCTTTTCTTAAAGCCTTCGAGTTCCACTTCATTATCAACATTGTATTCATAAGGCCATTTTTTATATCTAGTGTAAGCAACTTTTCCATTCTTTAATTGATTAATAATACTTAATGTATTAGAAAAGAATTTACCTTCTTTTGCGTTTAAAGTTGCATTTTTATCAATTTTCAAGCTACCAGTAGAACTTGGAAAGTGGTTCCCTCCCACTACCACGCCAAACACACCATTCAAGTAAATCAATGACAAATCTTTCTTAAATAGATAGCAACTTTTATCATTGGTAAATCTATCTTTTTTACAACTATAAACCCAATCAGGATTGAGTATCTTCTCAACCTCTTTATCCATGATCTTTTGAGAATCTATTTTTTCCTTAAAATCATTAAAATTTAATTTTGAATAATCATAAGATAATTTATAGTCATCTTTTAAGTTTTCATTATTAGATAAACTATTTTTTAAAGTTTGAGTATTATCACCTAATAAATATGATTTTTCATCATCATCAACAATGACCAATAAGGCTAAATTTTCGTATACATTATAGGCGACATATAAGGATAAATTGTTATTATAAAAATCTTTATTTTTTTGCCAAAACTTTGTAATTAATAAACCATTTGTGACAGATTTGGAATTTAAACACTCTCCCATATCAAAATCATCTATCCTTAATCCTCCAAATTCGCTTAAGTGCATTGACAATTTTGCTTTAAATTTACTATCTGTCTCTAGTAATTTAAAATTATCTATATTGCATTCTTTATCATCTATTGCAGCATTTTGTACATTATAAACAAATGATTCAGTGCTTGACATTCTTTTTAGTCTATCTTCACTATTAATCTGAGAGAAATTCGAAAAGTTCAGTGATGAGTCTAAATTAACGCCATATAGGTTATTCTTATATATTGGATTGGATTTTATTGCTTGTTTCAGCTCACCCTTATTGTCTCCCAATACATAAGCATTTTTATTTTGATCAATAATTACACCTAGTAAATCCTTACTTTTTAGGTTGTAAGCTATAAATAAGTCAACCTTAGTATCAAATATACTATTTTGATTCTGCCAAATATAAGTAGTAAATATATTATCCTGAAAATTAGATAATTGAACGCAATCGCCCTTATCGAAATCTTTTATTCGCATTGAACCAAACGTGTTTAATGTTGATTGTAGTTTTGAGCTAAAATCTCGATCTGTACTCATAAGGGAAAAATTATTTATTTGGCAATTAATATTAATTTTTGGATTTTTAGTTATTGTTTTTTGAAAGTTAGCAAGATCAATTTGTTTCCCAGCAAAAGATAGACCTGATACCGTCAAAAAAAAGCATATCAATAATAATTTTTTCATTCTAAAGCACTCCTCAAAGTGCTCATAAAATATCAATTAAAACAGAAAAAAGCCACCGAAGTGGCTTTTCTTATTTTGACAACAAACCGCCTTGACGCTTCTCTTGAATAATCACAGCTCGTACAGCATTACCAACAACCTGAGCAAACTGTCGCTGATCCTGTGTATTACTACCTGAAGTATTAATGCCTGAGTCAGTGATGTTGACTTCAATTTTAATATCTCCACTGCCTTCACCCTGAGATGAGTTCTTTGGAATAGAATTGAATCGTCTTCTATCAGCATCGTCACCACTCATTCGAGAAACTCCCACTAGCCCTCCATCTTTAAATTTTTGAACATTTAAATCTGGTTGAGTAGAACCTAAGTAATGAGATTTCATGCCAAGATATTCACCCTGAAATGGCATCTCACCCGTCTGATTCATGTAATTTAAAGCAACTAGACCAATTTTAGATGCAGCATACTGACGCATCATAAACTCGCCATTGGATGCCATAATTGGAATATCATCACTTGTTCCAGTGCCTTTGCCTGTAATAGGGCCACCAGTTGCAAAACCTTGAGGGGTAATTGCTTGGATCATTGCTAAGAATGTTCCTTGATCCAAAGCCGCCTTAGCACCTGCGGCAACTTTCTGCCATACAGTACCTGGCTCTTTAGCATAAGCATCAGAAACAGATGACCATAAATTCATACCCGCTTGAGTAAGCGCAAACCCCTGCTGCATTGCAAACATTGTTTTATATGCACCTGAGCTTTCACCAAGAATACCTTTAAACATATTTGCAAATGAACCGATCAATTGCTGAGCTTGTGTTAATTGTAAATTCAATGAATCCGTTTGATACTGATTTTCAATATCAATCATACGTTTATTATGCGCAGCCCAAATTTGTTCACGAACCTCAGCTAATTTTTGTAAATCCGCACCAGGTTCTTGCTCTTGGTTTTCAACATCTGCTATCTGAGTATCAAATAGATTTTGTGATGCTCCCATTCTGCTGAATTTATCTTGTTTAACTTGAAAACGCCCAGTAGATCCATTCATTTGAGATTGAACAGAATCCCACCCAATAGATGCATCTTTTAGGCGTCGATTCATATCAACTTGATTTTGAAGTTCAAGCATTTGTGTTTTAAATGCATTTTCAGCAGAATCTTCATTATTCTGAGCAATAAGCCTTTTTTCTATGTCATATCTAGCCTTAGCCAGTTGAATTTCTGACATGTAAAACTCAGTTGATTGAAGTAAACGCTGATCTTTAGCAAGTTTAGACTTTTCAATTTCATGCGCAAATTTTTCATCAACCTTTTCTTTAGCAATCTGTTTTTGAATATCAGAATATTCTTTGTTTAAAGAAATAGTTACTTTTTGAGTTTCGATTTCATTTTGAATTCGTTGCTCATTTGTCCAATTCCAACCCTTCACATTTGAATCAAATTGAAGTTCAGCAAGTCGATTTTCATTAGCAAAGCGTTCATTCTCTTGACGCTCAAGTTTTGTGTATGTATCACCTGAAAAATGAGATTGAATATCTGCTAATTTCTTCTCATGTTCTGTTTTGCGTTGAAGCTCACCACTTGAATATTGCAGTTCAATATCTTGCTTAACTTGCAAAAACTTAACCAAATCATTGATAGAAGTATCAAAGTCTTTAGTTGAGCCTTCAAAACCATTTGTTCCGGCAATATAGCCTTTTACATTTTGAACATATTGACGATTTACTGGTCCAATATTTGTGCCTTTATCTACATTGCCTTCGCCAGCATGGTAAGCAGAAATAGCCTTATCCCAAGAGCCGAATTTTTTGTAGAGAATTTGCAGATATTTTGCGGCTGCTTCTGCGGATTTACCTAAATCAAATACATCGCCTCCGGTCAATTTGAAACGCTTAGCTGTATCATCAAGAAATTGAAATCCACCCTTTGCTGTACCATACTTCGTCATAGGGCCAACTGCATCCGCTTTACCACGTGACTCTTGCATATTGATACCTGACAGTAAACCTGGCAAAAGCCCATATTGGGTTTCCAATCCTCCGAAGTTATATTTAGCAGCATTAGCCTTAACTTTTTCGTTGACCTGTAAGACTTTAAGTTGCTTCTCAAGCTCCTTAGTTTGATCTTTTTTCGCTTGGGTAATTGAATCCTCTTTTTCCTTCATTTTTGCCGAAATATCAGCAACCTTAAACATTTCCTGTGCGTAAGGAGTCTTAGTTTTAAGTGGATCAAAATTTAATGCTTTTAAAACCTTCAAGTTTTGCTCAATTAAGGCATCTGACTGCCCCATACTTTGCAATTTAGCCCTTGCTGCCATTTCTTTAATATCATCAAAAGCTCCTGACTTATAACTGTCATAGGCCTTTTTTGACTCTTCAAGAGCTTTCTTCTTAAGAAGGATGGAGTCTGTTTCGTCTTTATTTGCCTTTATAGCAGATGAAGTTTGATTGGTTAATGCTTGTTGAGCAGTTTTAACCTTTTTATATTCTGCATTAGCTTTTGCATGGGCTGTAGTCAACTCATCGATTTCAACTTTATGCTTTTTCTGCACTCCCGATAGATTGTTCACTGCTGTTGCAAATTCAGACGAACTTATTTTGCCCTTATTATATTCTTTGAACAGCTTATTGATTTCTCTTGCTGTAGATTCAGACACTGAGCCAGACTCTTCAAGCCATCCAATCATTGCACTCAAATCTGAATAAGCAACTGTATAACTAGTGGCCAAGCTTTTAACTTGCTTTTCGAGCTCTCGCAATGTTGTACGTTTTTGAAGCTCATCTAACTTTGAATATTCTTCAACCAACTCACTTACAGTGCTCTTTTGTAAATCAAGTGTGGTAGTTGTATCTTTGGTACTATCTTTAAGCATTAGATATGAACCAGCAACAGCTGCAACAGTTAAACCTAATCCTACTGGTCCACCAAGAATTCCTAACAATC